ATGAACCATGAAGCTCGTTTACAGGCACTGCGCGCCAAGATGGAAGAGGCGGTGGCGACAGCTGATACGGCCAGCACGCTGGATGATGTTGTGGCTATGGCCGCACAGGTGATTGGCCTGGCGGAACAGCCGGTGGATGCCTTCGCGCTGTTGGTTGAACGGCTGGGTATGGACCGTGAAACCGCCGATGTCGCGCTGCTGTGCATGGTGTGGCAGCAGCGTTATAGCACGCCGGCTAAAGCAGTAGAGGGTGCCGCCCAGTAGCGGCACCCAGAGGGTGGATTAACGCATGTACTCATCAATGAGCATCAGCGCCTGTTTGGCTACCTTGGCATCGACTTCCTCACCGTTACCAGCGGTGTGGGTCAGCCCAGCACGTAACTGTTCCAGCGTGATGGTGCCGGTGTCTTGCAGGCAGGTCAGCACCTGTCGGCCGATTTCGGCAGGCGCCATGCCATGCGCCGATTTTTCGATGATGTCGGTGCTGTCGAGTGTGGGTACACGTGTTGGTTTCTGTTCCATGAGTTTTATCTCCTTAGTTGGTTGTGTCGCAACTCCGACTATAGGGGAATCGGCTCGGGCGGGATATGCCCGAGCCACCTTCAATACGAGTAGATGTTATGGATAAGCAGTGGTTTACAGCAGCGGAACTTGCTGGGCTTGACGGGCTTCCGACAAGTGACCGGCGAGTGCGTGAGAAGGCCAAAAAAGAAGACTGGGTCAGCCGCAAGCGCGAGAAGGGCAAGGGGCTGGAATACCACTTCGACGCCCTCCCGTTGGCCACTCAACAGGCTTTGGCCCGTCAGGCTGCAGAAGCGGCCGCAGCAACCCCGATTGCCCAGCAGGCACGGGCGTTGACCGAGCTGGTAAAGCCGCCTGTTCAGGTGGACAAAGCGGCACAGGCCAACGGTATGCAGCAGCTGCTGGCGTTGCCGCAAAAGCAGCGCGAACGCGCTGAGGCCAAGATGCTGATATTGCAGGCGTCACGCCTGTTCCTGAAGCCATACATCGCAAACCGCCAGCTGGTCGCCGGTGAAAGGGCGTTTGCGCAGGCATACACCGAGCATACGCTTGAGCTGCCTGAGTGGGTCTATGCCAGCGTCAAAAGCCTGTCGTGGAACAGCATACGCCGTTGGCAAAAAACGCTGGATACCGCCGGAGCTGCGGCCTTGGCAGGGCGCTATAAGCCTGCCGCCCGGCTCAAAATAGACGAGCAGCCGGAAATGGCGGACTTCCTCAAGGCGATCATCACCAGCAAGCCCCACCTTGTCGGCAAGCATGGTCACTTACGCCAGCTGCTGCAGGTCCACAGTGACAAGAACGACAAGTGTTGGGATATCCCCAGTACGGCAGGTGTTCGTCGTTGGGTTTCCAAATGGTGTCAGGACAACCAGGCGGCGATCGCCTTCATCACCGACCCGAACCGATACAACAGCAAGTACCGCAGTGCCGTTGAGCAGGCCTATCCGTGGATGACCATGCCCAACGACGTGTGGGAGGTCGACTCTACGCCGGTAGACGCCATGCTCAAAGAAGGCCGCCACTCCATCATTGCCGTGATCGACTGCTACACCCGCCGCGTCAAGCTGCTGGTCAGCCCCACGTCCGACTCGGAAGGGATCTGCCTGCTGCTGCGCAAGACGCTGCTGGACTGGGGCACGCTGAACGAAGGCGGCATTGCCAAGACCGACAACGGTTCTGACTACGTCAGCAAGCGCACCAGCGGCATTTTCAACATGCTGAGCATCAATCAGGAACGCGCCAACCCCTACAGTGGTTGGGAAAAGCCCTTTATCGAGCGTTTCTTCCGCACGCTCAGCCACAGCATTGTTGAGCTGCTGCCGGGCTATATCGGCCATAACGTGGCCGACCGTGAAGTGATCGAAGCGGCCAAGCACTTTGCCCAGCGCCTGGCTGAAAAGCGCAAGCCAGAAGCGGAAAAAGAAGGCTTTGAGCTGCGTTTAACCCGCGAACAACTGCAGAAGTTTCTGGATGACTGGCTGGATGCCGAATACCACCACAAACCCCACAGCGGCAAGGGTATGGAGGGCAAAAGCCCGTTCCAGAAGTACACCGAGAGCGGCTACAGGCCGCTGGCGATCGAAGACGAAGGCGCCCTCGATATCCTGCTGC